TTGAATCTCAAACACAACATTTGGGTCGTCAATGATAAAGGCAAAAATATCTGATGCATCTGTATTTGCTGGATAAAAATTGCTGAAAATTTGTTTCTTCGTTGCGGGGTCAGTGTACCTGCAACCATTAAACACGCCCACAATGGGCACTGTGCTTGCATCAGCGTGTTGTTCGACCGTACCACCCGTGACCTGCATTACCATATCGCCTTGGAATATTGAAGTTCCATAATCTGCAGCGATGCGATAGCGGCTCTGGCCTCCGTTGTACGGAGCGCCACCGATCATACGAATCGGCTTCATACCAAATGCGGCATCTTTATTAGCCATCATTTATCTCCTTCCGAAAGTTACCTGAGTTTGCCTGCTCGGTTCATATTTCACGTATCGACCATCGGCGGCGGTTTCGGAAAACATTGTATTATCCAATGCATCTTTTGCCTGTGCTGATTTGTTGGCGTAATAAGCGTTACGCTCGTCAGCCGTTTCGATCGGAATTTTTGCCAAAAGCAGACCATCGTTGTAGACAACCCCAGCGTGTCTTCCATTGCCATCCATTGTCGGCAACACCCAATCGGTCGGCAGTTCCTCTCCGCGTACAAGCTCAAAACCCTCTCGAACGCGACGACTAACATTAGCTCGATCTTCTGTTCCCAACATACTCTCCCTAATCCATCGATAACGATAGCCTTCGGGTGGTTGTGGCGTGTCCAACTGCCTTACGGGTGCCCACGGTTTACGCTTGGCCGATTTATCGTGCGCCATGCTATCACGGGGTTCGCGGTTTGCCATTTGCTTAGTCATCTATGTTGCCTCTCTTTGTGCGATTTTTTGTTTTTCCTTTGCCACAGTTTGGAACCACGTCTTCTCGTCCATATCGTGCGGCTTCAATCCTCGCAGGCGCTCCATCTCTGATTTAGAAAATGATACTCCGTTCTTGCGTGTTTCTCGTCTCCCCCCTGAAGGGGCGGAAGCAACTCTTTGCACGCTGGGTTGCTGTCTGCTTTGCTCGACTGTCCCTCCAGATTCTGAAGAGCTAAGATTAGGGTAAACTTTTTTGATTCTCGAATCAAGCATTTCGTAATACTCATCAGTATCGGCGGTCACTCCCTGCTGAATTAGGTCGATATGGACGAACTGCGCGTACTTTGTCGCTTCAACACTTTCCTCGCTTGCAGACTCAGCCTCTTCTTCTGAGGCGATAAACCAATTGTTGCGATCATGCCAATCAAGGGCTTCAGAGCTTGGTTTGATGGGAGCTTGAGGAGCCTGCTGCTGAGGCTGCATCTGCTGCTGAGGTTGCTGAACCTGTTGCGCAGATTGTTGTTGGTTCTGACGATTGCGAGCCACTCTGAGTCTTTCTTTTTGAATAGATACGTCATTCTTGAGAGACGTTGCCTTGCTCATTAGCTCGCCATCGCCAGAAGCCACCGCTTTTTGATAAATGTCATCTACCTGAGCCTCTTTCGACTTGAGGGCTTCCTCTTCCTTGGCAAGTACAGTCACCTGTTGTTGGGCGGCAATGTTTTTAAATTGATTTAGTTCTTGGTCTTTTTGCTGCGCAATGTGAGCAAGCTGAGCCACGCGCTCCTCAGCCTCACGAACCTTTACTTTCTCCTTGTTGATTCGCTTGCTAACCTTTTTGGTATATTCGTCAAGCTCGTCGTTGACAGAAGCGGGTGCGTCACTATCTTCGGTAACATTAATGATTACTTCATCTTCGGCATCTTGGCTCATCGGAAACTCACTATGTCGGTTGGATCTTCAAGGGTCGCAATGACCTCATCGTCATTGATAATTCTACATTCTATAAAAGATGTCTTTCCGTCCTCCTCCTCGATAGGAACCTTAAACCGCGCTCCAGCATACCGCCCAATGGCTACCCACTCGTTTAGCTTGCACCAAGGCTCCTCACCACACTTATCCACATCGTTGTAACACTGACTACCCATCCTCACGACTCTAGCAACCACGGATGCAAGTTGCTCTCGATCAACCGTTTCTTTCGTCAGGGCAATTCCGCCTGCACTTTTTGTCGCACCGTAGTAAGGCAGGACAAGGATCCTCCACCCTGTTGGTTGAGGTAGTCGGTCAAATGCTGATGCTTCAAGAAGCGAGGGATCAAGAACTCGATCCTCCTCGGAAACATAAGCCGCAGCTAACGCAGGTTTAGTCAAAATTTATTCCCCTTATAAAAATCAGAAATGTTCATTTCTATAAGTTTAAGCACTTCTAGCTGACCTTGCAAGTTTTTGTAATGTTCAACATCTTTTAGCATTCCCTCCATCAAGACGTTCGAGATGTCGCTTCGCTTTTCAGCAATAACTTTTCTTAAATAACTTGCAAGATCGAGATCATCCATTTTTCTTTTTTGCCGCAGGTTTTTTCTTGTATCGTTGGCTTTGATCTTTTTTGATCTTTTCAAGTTTTTTAGCTTGCGCAGCGTGTAGCTTTGAGGCTTTTTTTAACCCCGCAATGATTTCTGTAAGATCCTCAGTATAGTGCGGCATCATTTATCCTTTTTCTTGGCGGTAGGCTTTTGTTTTTTTGCAAAAGATTTTTTCTTGGCCGCAGGTTTGTATTTATTTTCTATTTGCACTGTAGGCGCTTCAATCGTGATTTTTTTAGCCGCATCTTGCGGATCAGAATTGCCAGAGGTTATTGTCGTATTTTGCGCGACAGTGACCGTTATATCTTCTGATCTGTCGCCAGATTCTTTTTTCTCTCTTGCAATGCGCTCTGCCTCACGAAGAATCTTTTTGAGTTTCTTTAGCTCTTCCTGCTGTTTCAACTGTATCGAATTAACCACAACGAACCTCCTATCTAAGTTTTGTCGTAATACATAAGACCTTTGGTTGCCGCGCCAGTACCGCGAGTCTTCATGCGCTTGGCAGGTTTTTTCTTTAATTCAACAGAGATTTTTTTCTCTTTGCTCATATTCTTAACTGTCATCACTGGCCTCTCTTCGACTGCAGGTCGATTAGTTTTAAGTTTGCTTGCTGATCAAGACGGGCTATTGCAATGTCTAGCTTGTCGTCGGCAACTTCCTTTGATGTATCTATTCTTCTGCCGTCAAGCTCATTTTGAGCCGCCTGCTCTTGCGCCTTCTGCGCCTGCCGCTGACCAAACTGTTGGTTATCTATTTCTATTTGTTTCTCGCGCAAGTCTAGCTCTCTTTTTCTAATCTCCACAAGAGGATCCTCTGACGAATCTTGACCGAGACTTTCAATGAGTGCGCCGGTTAATTCAGCAATCAACGGTGCGCTGATAGATAATTGCACCTGTTGCATCTGCATCATAAAAGCCTCTATCTGCTCTGGCGGTAGCTGTTGACCCTCCGCAGTCATCTGTTGCAACTGAGCTTCTTGCTGCATAAGCTCAGGAGGCATCTGCTCACGCGCCATTTGATCCGCCATAAATTGAACGTGTTGCATCATGTGCGCAATAATTGCACCCTGCATCGGCGGCGTATTCTTGACTATCTCAGTCATAAATAAAACGCGGTGAGCATTGATATGAGACTGGTGATCCTGTTGCTCAAACGCCTGAGCTGGCTGACCCATGAGTAGGCCAGCATTCTCAAGTCCTGCCTCAATTGGCGGTGGCGGTTGAGGCTCTTGCGGGGGCTGAAGAAGCGCGTCTACGTTGTCAATTCCAAGCGCTGCATACATTCGTCGATAAGCCTCATACATTCCACTTGGGCCGTGTATTTCTGGATTGGATTGAACCAGTGTCAACATTTCTTGCGCCATTGTAATTCGTTGAGACTGGCTAAATATGTTAGGGTCTGATACCGGAATTACATCGACGCGACCATCAAAGTCCAAGCCCTTGATCTCTTGCGAGCCAGATCCCGTCGCATACGGGTACGTGGGTGGCAGATATTCGGCAAAGACCTTTGCGAGCAGTTGAAACTCAAGCCGCTGTCCGTAATGCAGGCGCTTGTGAATCGCGCTCATTACCTTTGTGCCGCGTTCGAGCAAAGCCACCGTTGTGCCCACTGGCATTGCCTGATTCATATCTCCCACGTTCATGTCGGCGATTGAGGCAAACCGCTTGCCGCTTTCAACGAGCAGCCCTAGTAACTGCATCAGTACCGAGCTAGGCTCTTTGATCGGCAGTGGGATTAAATTATCTCTCAGGCTTGCACCAGTTGTATCAATGTCACGGAACTCGCCCGGCTGCAGTGGCTCATCTTCATCGCGTATCCGCATACCGCGAGCTTTGAACCCTGCGGGGAGATTTGCCAAGGTGCCAGCGTCGATTAACTGCCGAAGAATTGATGTTGCTGCCTTAGATAGGCCACCGATCATATGGCTCAAGCCGAGTCCGTAGAATCCGAGGCCGGGTAAGAATTTGTATTGCACAAAGAAGTTTATTTTTGCCTTGTACGGATCACTCTCTAAATAGTTACGCCGTATTGAAAGAACCTGCTGGCTATTTTCGTCGATGGTAACGATGTAGGGTAATTTTAAACCTGTAGGATCGCCGCCCTCGCTCTCATCTTCAAAGCCGGGCAGGTCAAGAACCGTATGCACTTCGTAAACCGTGCGGTCGCGCTCCTCCAGATAGGAGGGCGAAGTGCCTTCGATCTCGTCAATCTGCTTCTGTATCTCGTCTTCAGTGACAGTACCGTCTCCGCCAGATAGCTCAATGTCGGCGTAGAATCCAACTAGCTGTTGTTTCTTGATCTCGTTCTTGCTCATCGAAAGAACGTGAGTTACACGCTCAGCGCTGTTTAGATTGGTAGCTTCATAGGGCACTATCAAGTTTTCAGGCTCAATAAACTTAGAAACAGCTCTATTGCGTGCGGTGTCAAAGTACACCTTCTTGAACGCGGATCCAGCGATAGGTAAATAAAATAGCATCATGTCTAATTCAGGGTCGTATTCATCCATGACATTCATGATGTAAAAATTCATAAACTGCTCAACACGCTGAGCTTGCGCGTCAGTCTCAGCATTGCGAGCACCAATGACCTCAGTTTTAACCGGCCCTTTTGCTGGTAAAAGCTCTTTGTAAGCCTGCGCTTGAAACTGCGTGACGGCTTCGGCAAGAATTGGATGTATTACGCCCGTTGACCCCTGAAAAGGCTGAGATCGGCTATCCTCAAACTTCATGCCGATATACTTTAGCCCATCGACATACGTCTCCTCCCACTCCTTGCGCGATTCTCTATCAGAACGAATGCTTGCGAGAACGTCGCCAGATAACGATGCAAGCTCTGATTGGGTTAAATCAAGCGCCAAGTTTGCGTTGAAATTCACTGGAGCAGGATCCATGACCGCATCAATCTCATCGTCCATCAGAAAGTCTTGCTCAGTGACAAGAATCTGCGCGGCATTTTTTATTTGATCCTGCTCGGTCGGCTCAACAAAAACCTCGACTTCGCTGCCGGTATCTAGCACGTCAGGATTGTCTTCGGTGCCCAATCTTCGCTCAATAGCCATCAATAATAGACCTTTCTGTCGTGACGAAGTAATTGAACTTCGTCGGGGTAATCATTCTCAAGATGAAGGAATCCACCCTGCCTAAATCTCATTAACGCCATTGTTGACGAATCGCAATAATCGTCGTGCTCGCCATAAGGAAAAGAAGCCATCTCATCAATTACTTCTTCAGAAAAATTGTCTTCTGTTGCCCAGACCATTCCAGACTCAAAAATTGGCGCGACTGAATTCATTCTAGCAACTTTATCCTGACCACGCGAGGGCGAGTAGCTCGTAACGGGTATGCCCATTCTTCGAAGCTCTTGAGCGAGCGGCGTACCGCTGGCTTTGGCTTCGATCAAAACGCAGTCAGGTTCCCAGTATTTGTACTCTTCCCACGCTAGTTTTTTAAGCTCAGGAAAGTCTAGCCGTACTCTCTTTGCGTCTAAAAGAATTATCTGGTCTGGGTCACCATCCCTTGGCTGAAATACTGCCCAAGTTGTAATTGCCGAGTAGTCGGCTGTTTCTTTTTTAGAATACGCGGTGTCATAACTCTGGATAACATAGCTATATGCTGGAACCTGCTCAGACTCCCAGATCTTCCACCAACTTCTTTTTACTATCGAGCCTGTCTGCGCGGTCGGCGTCTGCAGCCACTGTGAGTTCCATTTGCTAATCGGCAGAGATGCTTTAACCGAAAGAAGCTCCTCTTTTTTCCAAAACTCAGGCCAGAGAGGTTCACCAGATTCTGGCATAATGGCGGGAAATTCAACAACCTCCCACTGATCAGCGTGCTCATCGCCCTGACGCTTTAAAACCTTTCCAACCAAGTCTTTGGTTGACCAGCGCGTCATTACAATAACAATTATCCCGCCCGGCTGAAGTCTCTGGCGAGGGCCAGACGTGTACCACTCATACGCGCTATCCATCGCCGTTGGAGATAGTGCGTCTTGCTCCGAGTGAGGGTCATCGATGATTAACAAGTCAGCTCCGCGACCTGTGATAGCGCCACCAACACCCGCGTAGAAACTTTCTCCGTCTTGATTGGTTGTCCATCGCCCCGCTGATTTGTTGTCAGCCTGCAACTTTAGCTCTGGAAATACTGACTGATAGTCCTCTGAATCAATAATATTCCTGACCTTTCGTCCGAACCGTACAGCAAGTTCAGCGGTGTGCGTTGTCTGAATTATCTTGAGGTTTCCGCGCAGACCCATCATCCAAGCGGGAAAGAAGGTCGAGGCAAATTCAGACTTTGAGTGTCTGGGGGGCAAGCAGACGATTAGGCGCTTGAGCTTGCCTTGAGCAATGCGATTAAACTTTTCGCCAATAATTTTGTGATGCCGACCCTCAATAAAGTCGGGCCACAGGTGTTTCACAAAGGTGATGAAGTCGCCCTGACACCCGTCAGCAAGTTCCATCTGTTGATACTTGCTGAGGAGCGCCATTGCCTCAGCCTGATCTTGCTGACTAAGAATGTCAAAGTCCTTCATCTGCAAGAGATTAGACTTCATGCCACTCCCTACCCTGCCACATCAGCGCCTCAGCCTCTCTGCGTCTGACAAGTCCGTCTAGCACCTCCCCGCCAGCCCTATTCCATCGCCTTATCTGGTGGGGTATGTCACGACGGCTGCTGTCAGTATCGTCATTGATACGAACCAATAAAGTAGATTCAGAAAGGTTACCTCCACCAAGATTGTATACCCAAGACACGAGCGCATCGAACTGATGCTGCTGAAGAGGTACATTGACCTGTTTGTGTATGATCTTTTCAAATTTAAATAGGTCGTCTGCAAGTGAAGTCTCAGCCTCGTCCTGCGTACAGGTAGCTCCTTCCTTAACGCCCTTAGTCGTTCCAAAGCCGATCGTCCATACGCCAGCACTGCATTGATATGCATTTAACTTGCACCCTTCAAATTTTTTAATTAGGGCAATGCCCTCGCCGCTAGTTTTCATTTAGACTTTTCCAATTCTTCAAACCGCAATTTTTGTTTTTCAATTACGGCTTTTTGAGTCTCTATCTCAATTTTTTGCTTAGCCGACCGATCTTGTTGTTTTTGCTCTGGCGACGTCACCGGAAAAGGTATAATCATTTTTCTCGACTCACTTTCTGCACTTTTTCGACAGACCGCATGGCTCCAAGTCCAAGCATACCC